ATTATCAATTTATGGCTAATGCTCACGGCTGGACTGTTCCTGATGTTCGTATTCATTTTTTAGATGGCACTAAAAAGGAAATCTTCAAATTGGAAACGGTCAGCTAACACTTGCCTGTAACATGGAGCTATACGAAACTAGACCCACATTATTTTCATATAGGCGCGCTATACGCAACTGAAATGATTCTGCAAGACTTATTAAAAGCCCTGACAATTATGCTAGGGCTTTTTTGTGCCCAAGGTCTAAGCCTTTACCAATCCAGTTTGAAAATTTAGCTGTGCCTGAAGGGCACGCCGCTTTTCCACATTCCCCCGGAAAACGATTTTTGCGGCCTCCCCTTGTAACCCCCTTAGCTTATTTCCCTCAAATTTTTTGTAATTTTGTAACAAAAACCGAAAACCGACTTAAAAAGGCTTTGGCTCTAAGTTACAAACTATATTAATCTTTTGTAATAGAAAGTAGTTGTTACAAAAAGTTTGTAACAGAGTTTGCCGTTACAAAAATGTTACAACTTTTGGCGCTCTGGTTACAATTTGCAAAAAGTACTTAAGTATTTGATTTAGTTAAGTTTATTACCTCGTTACAAAATCACAAAAATTTTGGACATTTTACGCAACCCACGTTTGTTCTCAAATTTGCTAATGGGCTAAAATGTGGATATCTGCTGCAAATAGTGGTTAATTATTAGCCCATAAATGGGTATTATTTACCTGTATTTGGTAAATTTGGAATATGATAATCAAAATACCCATTCGAGTTCACCTTCTTAAATACCTTCGCGGCAAAATTGGTTCGGACAAACTTGAAATAAAACACTTCTATCAAGTTGAAATGTTTGAAGACCAAAGCGAAATTATCTTCATTCAAAAGCAAATAAGCCGGGCTATATACCCATTTCTAACTACTAAGCATCATTGGCGCCAGGATCAACTTGGAAAAACTATTTCCTATGGCATGATTAGCCTTGGGTTAAAAGAGTACCTGGTATCGACAAAACGAATTCAGCTCTCTTATTTAGGAGTGCTAAAGCTTAATAGCACAATTGATGAAATGATGCTGGCTGAATTGATAGGTAATATTGATAAAGCTATTTCTGAAAAGCGCCAACATGATAAAACCATTTTGGATTTTATGATGAAATATAATTTTGATGAAGATGATATAAGATTCGATTCATTGAAAAAAAGAATCTACAGAGAAAGGGCCAGATTAGCTGAGAAAATTTTTTTAGATAAAAATTTAAAGGTGTCAGAAGCTATACTAGACTTGTCCTTTGGAGATAAATACATGCAAACTTAATTTGAATATTATTTCTAATCCAAATTATTTTTTTTCTCATGTCAAATATTCAAAAAAGCCTAACAACAATTTCTGGTAGTTTTACCAAAATTGAAATTGCTGATGTTATAGATATAGCTTCAATTGGTGACCCAAATGAGTTTAATGAAATTACTAATGCTTCAATTGCATTTAATGCTGGGAAAAATTGGCGAACAATTGAAAAGGCCTCCGGAGGGATGTTTAATGTTGATGGTGATGATACGCCTAATGGAGCTCTATTTGAATTTGAAGCTAGTGGGAAAACAATGCTAGCTCCTAGGGAGCTTGTTAAAATTACCTCGTTACTGAAGAAAAGATTAGTGGTAAAAATTACGGATGGTGATGGCCTGATTTGGTTATGTGGGAATAAAACCGAATACCTTAAATTTAAATATAAGAAAGTTAGTGGTGCATCCAGGAGTGAGGCAAAATTGATTGAATTTACATTGTTCGGTTCGCTCACAAAGCAAATTTCTCTATTGGTTTAGTCCTTTCTTCGCCTACATATATAATAAATCTTTGCTTAACGATAAACCGTAAAGCGAGTGAGCAAAGTATTTATAAATCTAGGTCATATTTTAAGCACCAAATGGATGATTCACGCAAGATTTGCGGACGCGTACACCCCTTTGGTTTTAAACATGATCGACCAAATTCCTGCTGTTGAGAAGGAAGATTTTATTTCTAATGTGTTGAGCTCAAAGCAAAGCAACAATCTTTATTACATTTCTGAATTTGGTTCAGCTGCAAGTCCAGACGATGCACCAGAAGGAAGTATTGGCGTAATGAGCATATCTGGAGTAATAACCAAGTATGACCAATTTTGTGGTAATGCAGGAATGTTGACTAAAGCTGCAATTTTTGATAAGGCCATGGCCAATCCCAACATTAAAGGGATGATTCTAAATTTTGATACTGGTGGTGGTGATGGCATGGCTACAGAATTGTTTTCTAGAAAAATAAAAAATGCCCCCAAACCAACTGTTTCTTATGTAAATGGAACTGCTGCAAGTGCTGGCTATTGGTTGGCTAGTTCAGCTGAACATATAATAATAGATGGCTTAACTAGCGAGGTTGGTTCTGTTGGCACATATGTTACTATTAGAGATTTTAAGGAGAGGCTTAAAGCCATGGGCATTACCGAGAGGCGTATTTATGCACCTGCAAGTAAGTTGAAAAATAAAGCCTACGAAGATGCTTTGAAAAATGAGGATGATGCCATGTTAGAAGATTTGGCAACGTTCAATAATTTCTTTATTGATGCTGTTAGAGCTAATAGAAATACCAAGCTCTCTAAGAGTAAAGATATTTTTCAAGGTGCTATGTTCTACGCAACTGATGCACTTGCTGAAGGACTAGTTGACCAAATAGGAACCTTTGATGATGCTGTGGCTTACATCGAATCTAAAAGCCCTAATACCCCCCAAATTTCTCATACAAATTTTAATTCAAAAAATATGAAAAAGCTGATTATTGCCGCCAAATTCACTAGTCTACTGGCGTGGTTCAATACCAAAGTTGATTCTGGAAAAGAATCGGCAGAAGTGGAAGTGTCTGAAGAAAAAATGGAGGAGTTCAATTCCCTAGTTGGAAAGGTAAGTCAGCTTGAGACTGATTTGAAAAATGAAAAGGATGCCCGCGAAAAGGCCCAAACTGCTTTAACCAAGGCAAATGACGACCTGGTGAAAGCAAATGAGAAAATTGCTGAATTAGGCCCTCAAGCAGGTGAGCTTGGAGCTAATCCTAAAACAACTTCTAAAGAAGGTGCAAATGGTGGTAAAAAAGAATCACTAAGTATTCCAGCTCCTGAAAGTAATGATGAATTTAATTACGATTACTAGGAGTTCAAAACACCATATAACAAGCAATTTTTAAAATCTATTTTAACACAATTCAATTTTTATAAAATGAAAACTTTAAGTTTAATTTCGGCATTTGCAACGTTAGTATTGACGTTCATTTTTGGGGCATTATTATCTGTACCTTTAGATATTGCTCCTATTTATGGGGCCTGTGGCTTATCTGGAATTGCAATTATTACCGGTATGGTTGTGCCATCTGGGAGTGCTGCTACTGCCATTTCTACTACTAACATTGTTGCTGCCTTAGGTGGCTTTTTTAGGGCCAATAAGAATATCCTACTTACTGACCTTTATTTAAATTTAGGTATTGAGGATAGATGGACTATTCATGATGGAGTGAGTGATCAATTGCCACTACCTAAAATAACCATGGCTAACATTGTTCAACCAGGTAACAATACTGCATTTAATCCTACAGCAAATGCAGTGGGTGTGGAAGCAAGGATTTTGCAAACTAGAACTTGGAAGGTAGATTTATTAATTAATCCAGCTGCATTAATTAAGACTTGGTTAGGCTTCACAAAGCAGCCAGGTACTCGCCAAAGTAAGATTCCTTTGGAACAGTACATTATGCAAGAAATTGTTAAGCAAATTAAAAAAGAGTTGCGCTTGCAGTCTATTTACAAAGGGGTGTATAATGGAGCTGGCGCCACTGCAACTGATGTATGTAATGGGTTGTTGAAGTTAGTTGCAGATGAAATTACAGCAACTAACCTTACTCCTATTGTAACTGGAGCCATTACCTCTGCAAATGTTGTAGATAAATGTTTATTGGTATATGATGGAATGGACGAGGCTTGGAAGGATTCTGAAGAAGGCCAGATTTTGGTTAATAGCCAAATTTTTGATTGGTACGTGAGAAAGTTAAATCCATTGACTAACTCTGGATTAGTGGCTACCAATAATGGTGGTGTAATTCAAAGAGTAAAATTAAATGAGGTTCAATTGGAAGGTACTAACTTCATGCTTAAGCGCGAACCTGGATTTGGAACAAGCCAAAGAATTGTTTCAACTGTTAAGCAAAATATGAACTTAGGTATGGATACTGAAAGTGATTACAATAATTTCGATTTCCAAGTTGAAAATCGCCAAATCAAAGTATTAGTGGATGGTACCTTAGGTGTGCAGTTAGGTCAGGCAGACAACAAAGCAATTCGCGTTAACGATCAAGCATAATTCAGTAATTAATAGGAGATAAATTTATGTCAAATTCAAAAAATACTGCCGCTAAATCATTAGCGGACCACACACAAGAAGAGCTAATTGCTTTGGTTGAAAATCAATCAAAACAATTGGCTGAAAAAGATGCTTTAATTTCTGAGCAGTCTAATTTGATTTCCAAATTGGAAACTAAGTTGGATAAAGCAGATAATAAGCCAATGGTAGACCTTGGCAAACAAGGCTTATATACTATTAACTCAGGCGCAAATTGGGCTGGTAAAGATTATACACCAAAGGAGCTTGCTGATAATTCTGTAGTATGTAAAGAAATTTTAAAAGAGGCTCCAAACACACCCATTTTTACAAGGGAGGACTAAGTTATGTTAGAAGATTTGTTAAAAAATTCGGGTTCTAATGAACAGCATTTAGCTCCCGTAATTTATGGTATTGAAAAGGCAGATATCTTAACTTGGGCGCCATGGACAGTGGCTCCAGCTACGAATGCAGATTATGTTACTCGCACCGGTGCTTTTGTTAACAAGGTTGGCAAAAAATGGGAGTCAATTGAAATCATTCCTGGTAAGGATGGTGATTCAGATTTGATGGATAAAGCTGAAGGAGGTGTTCAAACCTTAGGTTCTAGCAGCGAATTGAGTTTTGAAGTTTCTGGCATTAATGCTGCTAAAATTGGTTGGTTAAAGGCTAACAAAAACAAGGAAATGGTTTTTGCAGTGACTGATAGAAATGGGCTACAAGTAATCTTGGGTGATGAAATCCAAGGTGCTTATATCACCAGTGTTGAGGCAACTAGAAAAGGTAAGAGAGGATATAAAGTTAAGGTTATCTATGAAGGCAAAGAGCCAGCAGTATTTGCCGGTGTAGTTCCTTTAACTGTTGGAGCATAAGGAGGACCTAGTATGCCACAAGACTTAAAACCAGAAGTTAAAGCCAAATATAAACTGGCTAAAGACTACCCAATAGATGGGGCCTGTCCAACATTTGGCCGAATAGATTTGAGCCTTATAGGCATTGAATCTGCTGACCAATTATTTGCTGGAGGATTTAAAGGATTGGAGCTTAAGGAGCAATCTATTAAGCCCAAGAAAGAATAGATTCGTTGTTTATTATTTTTTTATTTTGATTACAATTAAAGCCCGCATAGAAATATGTGGGCTTTTTTTATAATTTTGATGTGCGCAAAAAAACCTCCCTGGCACTCTTTTAAAAGATTGTGCCCGGGTATGTGGCACGTATATCTGAAGGTGCCACACAAAATACCGAGAGGTTTTTTTGCGCAAACGCCCGGGCACCAATATTATCTTTATGGAAGAGGAAATAAATGAATCTATTATTCAGTATTTACGCCAGAATTACCAATTAAGTGATTCAATAGGAGATGATCCTATTACCAGTTCTGAAATTGCTGAAGAAATAAAAGCTGCAGGCTTTGGTACTCTTGAAGTGTATTCTATCAATAATTATTTAAGGCGCGTTGGATTTAAACACATCCCCATTCCTGGTGATGCTGATTCTTTTTGGCTGATAAAGGCCAATAAATGGTAGTCCTTTAACATGCAATTGCATAGTGTAACCTTTGCTATGCATGAGAATAGATGATTGGCTACATTCAAAAAGAGACTTTAATACCGGAATAGAATTATTCCAAAAACATAATGGGAGCTCTTCCCTCCTAGCATTTTTTAAGGCTGGGGAGAATAGCCTAAGTAGAAAAAAACTATTTGAAGCTTTAACCCAAATTCATTTAGCTGCAGAGGAAGTGGCTCCAGCTCCATTGGTTCAGCCAGATAAAAAAGAACCAAAACCTAAGTTTATTCCATCCCCTTCAAATCCTGATCCTGTTAAAACTATTCACACCTTAAGGCTTGATAGTTTTAAAAAAATGAGCGCCCTGCACCAAACCTTATGCAATATTGAAGGCAATGGCATTAAGGCCATGGATAAGAGGTATGGCATTATGAAACAGATTAAGGAGCTTGCTAAAACTAATCAAGAATGCTGGGCTAAACTTGAATACTTTGCCGCAAATGGAAGCCTGCCAGCAGACCCAAACGAGTTTAATCCAAGTGCCTTAACTATTCGTGAGTTGGTGAATTTAGAAAAGGCTATTCCTACCTATATTTCTAAGGAGCGCAAGAAATTGGAGCTTGCAGGGGATGACCATAAAAAAATAGCGGCACTAAACGATTCAATTTTTAAATGGAAATTGCAATTAGCTGAGGTAACTGAACTATTGAATAAACTTCCTCAATTAAATCAACTCCCATGCTGATCAGAATGAGTGCGCCTGAAAAGCCCAATGAAATCAAGGGGGATTTTTTGCTAAACAAATCTATTTTGGCAATGAAACACCTCAATTTGGCCAGTGCTAAAAAGTTTGATGAATACTTTTCTGATTTTTCTGAGGATATGGCATACTTCTATGCCAGTGATGGGAAGGTGAGCAGTTATCAATTGGTGAATTATTTCCTCGATAGATTTGCCGAGCCTGCAACGGTTTATATAACTACCTGGGGATTTACCGAAACTGCTTTACGGCAATTAGCCTTACGTAAGCAATCTGGCCAGATTAAAGAGTTATACTTTGTTTTTAGCGATAAAACCAAAGTGAATAAGGCTAATGAATACCAACTGGCAACAAGTGTGGCTACAGCGTTTAAAATCCATCCATGCCATGCCAAAATATATTTGGTTCGAACCGAAAAAAATTACTTCAGCTTAATTACAAGTGGCAACTTAAACAGAAATAACAAATTGGAAGCTGGGGTAATAACATCGAGCAAAAGCATTTGGGAAGGATATGCCAGTTTTCTTGACAATATAATTAAGGGGTAATATGGAATTTGATAGTGAAACTTTAGAGATAATTGAAAAAGCGGCCTACGTTGGCTTTGATGTGGATGCAGTGGCTCATTTAATTGGTATTACTCCTGAAGCATTTGAACTGCTTTTTATCAATCAATCTCATCCGGGGGTAATTGCATACCATAAGGGATTTTATCAAGCTGAATTCGACTTAAGAACAGCAGAAATGAGTAGCGCGTTGAGTGGCTCTCAACCTGCACAGGAGGGGATGAAAAAACATTTGTTAAAAGCAGCATCTAAACTTAAGGAGGTTAAAGGCAATGGGTAGAGAAAATTTATTTGATTACGTAGAACGCAAGGTTAATGAGGCCAAAAAGCTAATTAAATCTGGCAAGCGCCCTGAGGATTTTCCTGAAGAGTTAAAAGAAATATTTTTGCGCTGGAGTAAAGCATCCACAGCTTTAACAAAGTTTCAAGCTAAATCTGCCTCCAAACTATTAGTGGCATATATGACATGGCTGTTAGAAGATGGAATTTCCATTGATGAACGCACAGCCAGGGAAGACTTATATGCAGCTCGCTTGCTTTATCCTGACCTTACCGGAATGGTGCGGGAAACAGAGCGCCTGCTTGATTTAGCATTGCTCAAAGATGCCGCACATAAGGCCCTTGCAGATGGCAAATATGGCGATGTAGCAAAGATTTTACGAGTTAGGGCAATGTACCTCGATCCAAGGTTTGACCCGGTAGAAAATAAAGATGAGGACCTAGAGAAAAACTTTAACATCATGCCTGCTTTTAATCCTGAGATATTGGGAGTTGAGGGTTCTAACTTTAAAGATATTGTGAGAATCAGAGCCAAAATGAGCGCCAAGAAAAAGCAGCTGCAGGAAAAGTTAGACGATTTTATTGAGCCAGAAACAATTGAAATTGAAAATGGAAAAACGATTTAAGGAAATTACCCAGCCCAGGGAAATACATTACAATCCTATTCAACTTAAGGTTGCCACAATCAACGCTCAAACCACCATTATTGTAGGAGGTAGGGCTATTGGTAAAACCACTGGCTTACTTGCGCCCAGGACTGCAAGTTGCCTTATTAAAATGCCAGCTAGTCAAAACGGATTTATATCCAGAACCTACAAGCAGTTTAAAACCCGCATTATGGGCTCGCTTGTTGGAGGTTGGAAGGACTTAGGCTTGGTAGAGGATAGAGATTTTACAATTGGTAAGTGTAACAAAGATTTTCCAAAACCCAAATATTCTATTGGGGATTACCATAACGCCATCCACTGCAGAACCGGTGCAGTTTTAGTTTTAATTAGTCAAGATAGGCCCGGTGATATGAATGGTGGTAACATTCAAAGCTTGCACGGGGATGAGGCTTTTCAACTAAATAAACAGGATTTGGATGAAAATGTATTGCCTGCCCTGGAGAGGGGAATTCAAACCCAAAAGCATTTACCGGAATGGGGAACTATTACCCTTACCACATCCATGCCCTTAACGCCTGATGGCTTTTGGATTTTTGATTACGAAAAGGCAACTGATGCAGAATTAAATAAGTACATTATGCAGGTGTATGGCGTGTGGTACAAGCTTTATATGACTATTCTTAATAATCCTAATTTAGCTCCAAAAACAATTGAAACCTACCAATACCAAATGCAGGAGCTTGAAGGTATTTTATCCGAATTTAGAAAAGATTACACCCTGTATATCGAGGCAGATAGCTTTGAAAATTTCCATGCCCTGGGAGAAAACTATTTTAGAATTCAACGGAGGGTTTTAAGTGAGGAAGCTTTTAACACTCAAATTTTAAACTTGCGCCCTTCAGGAATACCTAAGAGCCAACGATTCTATGCTCTTTTAAAAACCACACACTTTTACATAGATTACGATAATACGTATTTTGATAACTTTATTTATTTGCCAGAAGATAAGGACACATGCCGCGGTGATGCTGATTGTGATAGGAATTCTCCATTATATATTTCTGTAGATTTTGGAGGTAGAATCAATTCTATGGTAGTATGCCAGGAAAAGCCAAGAGAGGATAGCTTTAATGTGCTAAAAGAGTTCTTTGCCCTGCAGGAAGATGATGAGTTTATAGATCATCTTGCCGCCAAGTTTGTGCGCTATTATGAACCAATGGTATCTAGAAGAATTGTTATGTATTACGATGTTAATGGCAATAAGAAGGTAGCTAATAGCAATGAGAGCTATGCTGAATTAATTCAACGTCTGTTAGGAATTAAGGGCTTTAACGTGCAGCTGATGAGTTATGGTAAT